AATGTCGGTGACACCCCCCCCTGCATCCATGTTTCGTAGTCATCGGTGTTCTGCGCTCGACGGCTCTTCACGAACCATGACTGCCATTCCATTCCCGTTCGCTCTCAATGTCGGTGTGTGTGTGTGACGGCTGAGGGTCAAGCCCTTGTGTATGACTGAACGCAATCGGTTGTGTTGGTTCCACGATCAAATCGGTCGCTGCTTTATGGTCACGGGCCGCGATAGTTGACGCTATGTCTGTTTCGTCGTATTTGTCTGACCGTTGGCGACCGAATCCAATGCTTTCTGCAAGAGTTCTGGGAGTGTTTTCCCGCGACGATTCGCCCTTCTTAGGATTCCTTCGGCGGCCTTTGCCGACAGCGAGTATTTCTCCATCCCCGACTCGTTCGATGATTGCAGGATCAAAGACAGAGATGAGGAACACTCGTCTACGCCGTTGGGGGACTCCGAAGAACTGTGCATCCAACACGTTCCACCATTGGCCCAATGCCCCGATGTTTCCCAACGCTTCAAGGACGGCTTGGAAGTCGTCGCCTTTGTTGCTGCTGAGTGCGCCGGGGACGTTCTCCCAGATGGTGATTCGGGGAAAAACTCCTGCTGTTGCATCTCTCATCTCCTTGATGATTCGTACCGCTTCGTAGAACATGGATGATCGGTTGCCGTCTAATCCGGTTCGTTTCCCGGCTACGGATAGGTCTTGGCATGGTGAGCCGAAGGTGAGTACATCGACGGGTGGTAGGTCTGCGCCGTTCACGTCGCATACATCATGCCAGCGTGGGACTTCGGGCCAATGGTGGGCGAGTACCTGTTGGCAATGTTTGTCCCATTCCACTTGGAAGCGAGGCTGGTAGCCAGCTTGGTCGAACGCTAGGTCGAAGCCGCCAACTCCGGTGAAGAGTGAGCCGTGGGTTAGTGTCGGCGTGTTATCCATAGTGTCCATACGATTCCGAGGGTGTAGAGGATGACAGCGGTGGTTACGATCGCGTCAGTCACGGTCTAGTTCTTTGTCAAAGGCGTGCCATGCGGCTAGCCATGCCGGGTTTGTTGGTGGTTGGTTGCCGCGTAGTTCGTCGATCTGTTCTTCGGCTGCACCGACGAGACGGCTGGCGAGGTTGAGGATGCGGGTGATGTCGGCTCGTAGGGCTTCAATCTCGTCAGCGGCTTGGGCGAACATTTCATAGTCACACCCTTTTGCTAGATTGCCGTACTCCCACTCTTGCCGTAGTCGGGTCACGATGTCGTCAACCGTTTTGTCCTTACCGAGATTGACGTTCATATTTACTGAAATCTCGTCACTCATCGCGCTTCCATTTCGTTTGTGATGTTGAACTGAACTGGCCGTCAATGACCATCCCAACGGGGTGGAGGAATGAACCAAGACGCGCAATCTCTGCCCGTAGCCGTTCAATCTCGTCAGCGGCGGCAAGTACTGCTCGCCCGTACACCGACTCATCGGGGAATGTCCCGTAGTACATGAGTTCACGGAGCAGGGTCACAATGTCGTCACTCACGGCTGGTTCTCCGCGAGCATCATCATCAGAAACCGCAAATCAATCTCCGCGTTCTCAATCTCGACACGCAGTAAACGGATGAGTTCTTCGGCCTCATCCATCATCTCAAACAAGGTTGGTTGCTTCGGAAGATTCGATGCGTCTTTGCCGAAAAACATTCTCGGATAGTTCCCCACTAGATTTCCTTTCAGGTTCGCCACGGCGACCAGCCGTCACGGTTACGGTATGCGCTGTACGTCCAAATGTAAAGAGCTGCCCGTAGGTTTGTTTCCGGGTTATAGAGTTCTTCGCAGGTGGTGAGTACGCCTTGATCTTGTAGCCAGCCGTTAGCGGTGTAGCGGGTGGGTTTGCACCAGAAGTGGTTGATTTGGGTGAGGCCGGTTGAACCGCCGTTGGGGTCGCTTCCGTTCAACGCATCGGGTTGGCATCGGGATTCACGGAACATGATCTTGGACAATCGTTCCCATTGTTCGACCGGCCAGCCAACCCGGATGGCGGTGTCATACCATTCGGCACACGGAGTGTCCGGCGGAGTGGTTGGTGGGGTGGTGACTGTCTGCTGATAGTCGGCTCGGAGAGGCACGTATACGGTCGCAGGAGGCTCGCTGACGTGGGCGGTGGTGTCTTGTACCACCCGATCCGTAGCGGGCGGCTGAGCATATGTGTCGATACAGCCTGCGAGAAGCAGGCAAGCAATAAAGCGTTTCATAGTGGCCTTTCGGTCAGTAGCCAGCGGCTTTCAGCAGGGCTACAAGTTGGGCGAGGGACAAGATCGCATACTGCTCAGCGGGATCACCGTAGCCGCGTCGTTTCGCAACCAGAATCCCGATATCGGCAGCAGCGTTCTTACGTTCTTCCTCGGTTTCACTCAACCATTCTGAGATGGCGAGCGTCTTATGGTTCTTACATTCCCATACCAGCGGGCCTGTCCCGGTGATGTCACCCTTATCGAACGTGCCGTGTAACGCACGTCGTTCGGCGTACGGGAAGCCGTGTTCTTTCAGCCAGCCGACGATGGCTGTCTCAAAGCTCGTTCCCTTCTGACGTTGTTTGCTCACGTGGCTCCAAGCGTATTCGACGTAACCGTTGAGTGCGACACGAATGATCTGGTATCGCACTCAACAGTACGTGGGTAGTTATGGTCAGCCCGCATGATGGGCAATACCAGTTTACACGATGAGGGTTAGAACGCTTCTTCGTCATCGAATGTGGAACCGGGAAATGCCTGCTTGACAGCATCGTTAGTGTCGGTGCGTCGATACTTGACAGATACGGCGATCTCGTCTGCGACAAGCTGAACGCTGCGTCCTTTCGTGCCGTCCTTCTTGTCGTAGTCCTCGACTTGGAAGCGTCCGACGACGATCAGCCGGTCACCTTTGCTGATGTGTTCGGCTACTGCTTCGGCCTGCTTGTCGAATACGACTACATCGTACCAAGAGGTTTTCTTCTGTTCGTCTTTGCCGCGTGTGTCTGCGAGTGAGAACTTCAATACGGCAAGTCCTGCGCTGGTGTAACGCAGTCCGTCGGGTTGCCGTCCGACGTTACCCATGACAACTGTGTGGTTCATTGTGATTCTCCTTTGAGTTTCAGGAAGTTGAATGATTTGCGAAGAACGCCCATGTGTTCGCTGGTGAGTGGTTCACGTAGGTTGATGCCAGCGTGGTCGGCTACCGCATCGTGATCCAAGTTGGCGGCGGCACACGCTGACAGGAACTTGTCGAGTTGTTCTTTGCTGATCGGTGTCGCGACAACGGTTTGAGTTTTGGCGACAACTTTGCGGGCCGGTGCGGAGGGTGTGGGTGTGGCACCCAAATCTTCCCATTCGGCTTTCGACCACAAGCTCAGGCTGATTCCGAAACGCATCGCAGCGTTACGCAGAAAGTCCGATGCGAGTTCCTTGTACAAGTCAGGCTTGTTTGCTTGACAGGTGGCGACACCTAGCAGGGTTTTGCCGCAGACGGTGAGGGTTCCCCACATGGTTGCGACACCGTTCGCCACATGAACCTTCGGCATCCCGGTCGTTTCGTCCCACGCGACGGGCGACCATGACCACAACGGATCAACCTCGATGAGGATGCGGGTGATGTCAGCGTGACCTACGAAGTCAAGGGTGATGCCACCCTTCGGTAGTTTGCCGACAATCTTCGGGTCAGGTACTGCATAGTCTTTCAAGACTTTCAGTAGTGCTTCTCTCTGTTCCATTACTTTTCCCCTTTGATACGCAGCACACGGAACGTGCTGATCTTCGTGAACTCATCGTACAAATCAGGATGAGCTTTCTGCAAACCCTTCCCATCGAACGACGACCTTTTCTGCTGCTTCCACGTGACAGCAACCTGCCCGTCAATCAGGCCGGTATCACCGTCACCGATCAACGTAGCGATCTTACCTTTCAAATCATCCTCAATCTCAGCGAGCTGTTTCTTCTGCTCCTGAACATCACGTAACTCGCGCAACAACTGGGCGTGGGCGGTGATGTCCACCTGCTTGTCGGATGCTTCCGGGTACACCAACGCCACATCATCATACGAAGCAGGCCACTCCGGGTTCGGTGTTCCCAAGTTCACCCAGAACAAGAACTCTTGTACCGCTCCGAGATGGGCGTGACGTTCTTCTTCGGTGATCTGCTGCACAAACAACTGCAACTGCAACGTCGAATCAAAGATCGCCCACGTGATTTCGTGGATGTGCGGGCCGACACAAATCGCCTGCTGTACTCCTTGCCACCGCCAATACGGGGGTAGCACACCGTCCCATACACCGTTGAATGTTTTGACTTCAACGATCATTTGCGGGTTGCTGTTCTCGTAACCATGCTCGTCAACAAAGTCAAGTGTGGCGATCATCGGATGGTTGCTGTGATCCAGCCAGTACATATACGACGGTTGAACCAGTCGGACACCGAGCAGGTCGCTGGCCCATTGACCGATAATCGGTTCGAGCCGGTTGCCACGATCCATCGCAGCGGTCGTCTCCGTACGTTCCGGTTCGTCAGCGATCTTCTCTGCGAACAACTGGTGCATCGTTTTGAAACGGTGAACACCATGAACCGCTGCCGCATCCGACGCTGAGATAACCGGACGGCCTTCCGGGTCACGATGACGGATACGTAACCATTCGTCAGACCCATGCTGAGGTTTATAGATAAGGGACATCAAGCTTCCTCTCTCTGTTTGCTTTCCCACGGACGATACTAAGGGGGTGTGGCAGGGTTTGTCAATCCCTAAGTTCTGTATTCCAGTTGATCGGCATATACGTCGATAGGGAGTAGCAGGCCACAATGTTTTCCCACGGAATATGGTTCAGATCGGAGACCACATCCGGGCTGTCAGCGGTGTTCATGACGGTTCCGGCGATGGTGAGATAGCCGTCTTTGCAGTCCGGCACCACCCATCCAACAGTCAACGGCAAACACGGTTCGGGGTCGTAGTCGGAGAGGTACGTCCAGCCGGGTTCTCCGGTGTGCGCATCACGCCATTGGACGATCACCATCGGCCACGTCGAGTCGCTGTCGTCGTACACTTCGGCGTTCGGGTTTCGTGGTGGCCCCGGTTTCTTCGCACGCTTCGCATCGTCGCCATGTTCGCTCGATGAACTCACCACAAACCTCGCACTCTGACCACTTGTTGCTCACACATACAGTCTACCTCGCCAGTAGGCACGCCCAGAGTGAATCGGAATCTGCTCATACCAGAACTCGCCGTCCCCCGGCTGGTAGGTGACCACCGCCAAACCTTGCTGCCAATCTTCGGTTATCGGTAGCGGTCGCCCTTCCAAGTCGAGGCCGCCTTTCGTAGACGGAACGCTCCCATCACATCGCGCCAAAGTGCCGGGGCTAGCAGCCAAGATCGTTTTCGCCCCATCAAAATCTTCGCGTGACCGTTCAGCCCATTCGCGCCGATGGATGTGTCCGTAAACAACCGACGTTTTGCTGTTCGCCAAATACTTGTGAGCTGTACTGCCACCCGACGCAACCTTGTCGCCGTGAATGACACGCAACCGTTCGTTGATCCAATGCGACCCTGCCGGATATCCCGGCTTGTAGTCAATCTGTGCTTCATCCATTCGACAGAGGAACGGTATAGATAGTACGGGTAGAGAGTCCGGTGCAAGACCGCGTTTGATACCGAACGCCGCTTTGAGATTGTCGAGGGTGGCGTTGCTGATTCGTTCTTCATGGTTACCTGCGATCCATGTGATGCGACTGTTAGGTGCGAGGGCGCGTAACCGGAAGCACAGTTCGGTGGCCCGGTCAATAGATGCTTGGGTGGTTTGAGCGAACGCTGGTGAGAGCCGGTATTTGCCGAACTCGGGTGCGTCAAGGTTGTCGCCCACCAACACAATCTGATCGGGCTGTAATGCGACGATGATGCTTTCCGCTATCGAGATTGCCTGCTCATCATGTGTCGGTTCCAACGCACCGTCAGCGGCACGGTAATAGCCGATCTGCATATCAGGCAGAATGACCGCGGTTTCCATGCCCTCGGGTTTCGGTAGCCCCTTGCTGGGACGGCACGTCACCTTCACGGGTGGGCCTTGCCGTACCGGATCGAACTGCGGGCCGGTTTCCCATGCGGGCGAGAACTGCAACCCGATCAGGTCATGCACCTCAGCTTCGCCGTCATCGTTCTTCGTCAAACTTTGATACAACGAAACACGGTTGATCTTGCCAACCTCATCGACACTAATACCCTGCCGATCTAACAGGTCAGCGATCTTGCCGAGCATCACCTTCCGGTCGACCGGCGCAGCAGACAGTTCGTTAGCGAGACTCACAACGACACACCCCCCGCAAATGATCGTTGATGGTTTGCCTGCCGATACGCACCCCGTTCTTGCGAAGCGCACCATGCAACCATGCAATCGTGACACCACCCGAAGTACCCATACGCACGTTGGTTGGTGTCGCCAATATTTCTGTGGTCACACCATCCAACGCTGCACGATCTGATTCATTCAGCTCGTCGCGCATACGCCCAAACGGACATAGTTCAGGTGCGGTCTTTATGACGATGAGATCGTCGGCCAGTCCCATAACTCTCCAATCTAGCAATGATGGCGGCGAGTCTGTCGCCATCTGCTGTCCCACGTGGCATCACCCTCGATAGGTAATGCCTGATTTCAGGGAGTAGTTGAACGAGATCGTCTGGCAATGTCAAGCACCTTCAATAAAAACGCCCTGTATGCAGGGGTTTAGTCGTTGTGGGTGTGCCAATCTATATGAGAATCGATGCGTCCGTCAAGGCGATCAACCTTGTTCTCGATACGGTTCAAGACCCGCTGGTTCTCACCATGTTGTTCGGTGTTGCGACGGTCAAAGCGGGTGAGGAACCACATGACCGGCCCGCCAATCAAAGCGACCACAACTGGCACCCACACCGTTTCCACGGTTATTCGTCGTCGTCCGACTTCTTGCTACCCAACGCGCTACCAGCCGCTAGACCGGTCAACGCACCCGTAATACCGGCAGCCAACGGCGACAGAATCTCAAACATTTTCACGTCAGCTTCGGCCATCTTCTCCGGCTGATACACGAAAATCAGGGAGTACAGGAGGCTTCCTACAATGAATAGGAGTACCCCGGCGAGGGTGAGGATCAGCGCAGCACGGGTGCGTGCGGCGATCTCATCGGCGGTCAACCGCTTACGGTTGCGAGGCTGTTTGGCAGGCTGCGGTTTCGTTGTTTGGGTCATCGCAAGGGTTCCTATATCGATCAGAGCAGGCTGCCAGTAGTGTACCCAAAGATACTGCTACAACCAGCAGAGCTTGGATTCGTACAGACGTTTTCACTTTACAAGTATAGTCTACTTGTCGGGGTCGTCTGACCCGCGGTCGGCTATCCCATCCAGCACAAACAGAATGGTGGAGATAACAGCTAGCCAGATGCCGAGGGTGCGGGTCGTCCCGGACAGGGTGATCAAGACGAGCATCAGTCCGGCTGCCATAACCCCAGCCTGCAAGAAGGTGCGATATTTGTTCATGGGCGTTTCTTTCGAGGGATCGGGCCGGGAAGGGCGGTGGATACGGCGACTGTTGCGGCAACCATTGTACGCCTTTGAGCAACGGTGATCGTTGAACCGGCTGGCACATAGTTGTCATACCCGCCTGCAAACACGTTCACTTCGGATTCGAACTGTTGTTTCTGTTCGTCGGTCGCATTGTTGGGTGGTGCGATAGGGGTGTCAGAAGGGGTCGGTGATGTTGTTGTGGTGGGTGCAGTTGTGACAGTTGGGGTCACAGTCCCACGGGCAGTTGTCGCAACCGCAGTTTCGGTTGGCGCATCGGTCGTTGGTGCAACCGTTGTCAGGGGGCTTGTTGTCGCCGGGAGGGTTGTGGCTAGCAGCGTTGTTGTCGGCGGAACCGTCGTCGTCGGTGGCAAGGTTGTTGAGGTAGTCGATGAGGTCGTCGATGTTGTTGAACTTGATGAACTGGTTGTTTTGGGTGTGGTGTCGGGGGGTGAGGGGATTGTTGTTGGCGGCCATGTTTCCTCCGGTTGGGTGGTGGTGGTTTCGGGTTCGGTGGCAGGCGGGTCTGTCGCAGGCGGGTCTGTTGCTGGCGGGTCGGTTTCGGGAGGGTCGGTAGCCGGAGAGTCGGTGGCTGGGGCTTCGCTAGTGGTGGTGGTTTCCGGCTCCGTAGTTGTGGTCGTAGAGCTGGTCGTCGTCGTAGTCGAGGTAGTGGTGGTTGTTTCGACAGGGGTGCCGTTCACCTCCACCTCATACGACACCCCATACCATGCGTCAGGATTACCGCAACACACCCCAGCTCGCAGCCGATACGAACCGGCCTGCACCGGCACACTCAACCACGAATCCAAACCAAACCAGTCATCATTCGCGGCGACCACACCACCGGCTTCGTCATACAACCACAACATCGAATCAATACCGTTGTTGAT